ATGAAAATAACCAAGCAAACAGCCTATCGACATACCGTCGCACAACGGGCGATGCGTATGGAGGAGATCGTGGCATGGGTAAAGGATGAGCGGACGAGGGATAAGCTTGCGCTCTTTCGAGAGAAATTAAGGCGGGCTTATCCCGACAAACGGTATCCGTTTACCCGGAAATTACCTCAGTTGCTCTTTGCCGGAACTTTTCGAAAAGGGGAATTGAAGGAGTATAATGGCTGGATTTTGCTGGAGATCAATCGATTGAAGAGCATAGAAGAGGCTTTGTCCTTGAAACAAAAAATAGTGGAATATCCGCAGACACTGTTCGCTATGATCGGCTCTAGCGGACGGAGCGTGAAGTTCGTGGTGGCTTATACCTATCCCGACGGGTCGCTTCCCCGTTCGCGTACGGATGCCGAGGTTTTTCATGCGCACGCTTACCGACATGCGCTCAAGACGTATGAGCCTCGCCTTTCTTATCCCATCGAGCTGAAACGTCCGGTGCTGGAAATGGGCTGCCGCCTCAGTTATGATGCCGATGTGTATTACAATCCGGACGCTCTTTCCATTCATCTGGAGCAGCCTGTGGCTATGCCCGACGAAAGCGCCTACCAGGAACGGTTCGAAAAACGGGTGCCGGTACCGGTAGAGAGTGCCGGGCAGACGCTTTATGACCAATACCGTTACGTTGCCATCCAATATGAATTCGCTTTGCAGCGGGCTTTGGAGGAACATGGAAGTTTGAGCATAAAGGTGGATTTCAAACCTTTGTTGGTCACTCTTGGAAGACTTTGTTTCGCGGCTGGGGTAGAAGAGGAGGATTGTGTGAAGTGGACGATGCTTTATTTGGGGAATCTGATCTCGGAAGTGGAGATCCGGGAGACCTCGAGGCAGTCTTACCGCTTAGCCTCCGATTCTGATTTTGGCAGTACGTCCCTTTACAAGCCGGAGCAGCTACAGAGCTTGAAAATGGAGGAGTTTATGAACCGTCGTTACGATTTCCGGTACAATCTGATGTCTGGCGGACCGGAATATCGGGAGAAAAACACCTTCTGTTTTGACTATCGCCCCGTGACGGATCGTGTGCTGAACAGTATCGCCTTGAATGCCCAGAAAGAAGGATTGCAGCTATGGGACAGGGATGTACGGCGTTTTGTCTTTTCAGATCGCATCCCGGACTATGCGCCTATCGAGGACTATTTGACCCGCTTGCCCGTGTGGGACGGCAAGGATCGCATCCGTCCGCTGGCCGCACGCATCCCTTGCGACAACGTACGGTGGGAACAGTTGTTTTACACTTGGTTCCTGTCGATGGTAGCGCACTGGCAGGGACGTGACAAACAGCATGGCAACAGCCTTTCCCCGCTCTTGGTGGGCGGGCAGGGATGCGGGAAGTCCACGTTCTGCTTCAACCTGTTGCCACCGGACTTGAATACGTATTACACGGACAGCATCGATTTCAGCAAGAAGCGGGATGCCGAGCTGTATCTTACTCGTTTCGGATTGATCAATATTGATGAGTTCGACCAAGTGAGCGCGAGGCATCAAGGCTTCTTGAAGCATCTGTTGCAGAAGCCGGTCGTAAATGTACGCAAGCCTCATGCTACGCAGGTGGAATCGGTGAAACGTTACGCTTCCTTTATCGCTACGAGCAACCATACGGATTTGCTGGGCGATCCTTCCGGCAGCCGCCGTTTCATTTGTATCGAGGTGAAAGGGATGATAGACAATGCCCAGCCTATCGATTATCTCCAGCTCTATGCGCAAGCGGTTGCCGCCTTGAATAATAACGAGCGTTATTGGCTGACGCATGAGGAAGAGGTCTCGCAGATGCAAGCGAACGAGGCGTTTCAACAACGTCCTTTGTTCGAGGATCTGTTTTTTCAATATTATCGTCCTGCTTCGCATAAGGAGGAAGGTTTGAAGATCTCTGCCGGAGAGATCTACCTATCGCTGCAAAAAAAGAGCGGCGTAAAACTTCCGATGAGCAATGTCTCCGTCTTTGGTCGCTTCTTGAAAAAGATAGGGCTTAAGACGCAGTTAGCGAGTAGGGGACGGTTGTATTTAGTGGTCGAAAAGTAGTAAATGGTGGTAGATGTAAGTTGTTGGTGGTAGATGTTTATTATCTACCACCATTAGATAAGTGATTTATAGCAAGGAACTTTTAAGGGCAATGGTAGATGTGGTAGATGATTTCGTATTATTTAAATTCATACACATCTTATGGGATACATCCCCGGCTTTCAGCTATAAACCGCGATAATAATTTATCCCACTTCTGGATCTTCCCAAACACCTGTTTTGTTCATTCGATAGCTTCTCTCTATCTTTTGGGAAGAGTCTGCCTCCAGCGCATAGAGTATTTCACGACAGAACTCCAGAGTGGCAAATCCGTTGGCGGTAATAATGTTCCCGGCTCTGACGGCTGGTTCATTTATATAAAGACTTTCACCTGTATAATTTGTCCCAGCGAATTGTTTGAGGTAATCCAATCCGTTACTGGTATGATTTACATGGTTCAAGAAACCGTGCCTGCCAAGAAAGACGGAGGCGTTACAAATTCCGGCTACCAGCCTCTTCTTCTCTATGGCCTCTTTAACCAGAGGGACAATGGTTTCGGCTTCCGGAGTGAACCAGCTCATGCCACCTATTAATACGATCCCTGCATAATCGGCCGGAATGTCATGGATCCCATAGTCGGGGAGCACCTTGAATCCTCCGATCGATACAACCGGCTCTTTCCTGACAGATACGGTTTTAACTATATATTTGCTTTCACTTCCGGGTTCAACACCTGCATTGAGGTTTGGAGCGATATAAGCTCCTTCCCAATCGGCAAAGTCTTTTAACAAGACGAATAGAATTTCTTTTTTCATTATTTATTGTATTTATCGAAGTTATACTTCTTTCTAATCTCGTTTTGCTCGTCAGGCGAAAGAGATTTGAAATATCCTTTCCAGCCTGGGCAGAAGTTTATGTGCCAACGCCAAAAGCGTCCCATTAATGACTGAGGGCTTTTATCGTATTTTTTCCTTAGGGGGCAGTTGTTGCAGTTACTTTTTTGCATGGATGTTACAGAATGCTTGTTGTTTACAAAGGTAATGCTTTTATTGGAATTGCTTTATTTCAATCTTTGTTTATTATGATAATATACCCCATCTGATATAATTGCCAATATTTATCGTAATTTTGCATTATTCGTGCAGATGGTAGTTGTTATGAGCATCCTCATTGGTTTGAATTGGCAAAGGATAAATGGGCGCAGGTTTATAAAACTACGGGAACTCCATGTAGTTGTTGGATGTGTAGAGGGGAGGAGTACGACCGCAAAGGATATAAGCAAGAGACTTTGCGTATTATCAAAGAATCAGAATATTAGATGTTTAATGAAAAGGAAGAAAAGATGTTGAAAGGTAAAACAATTCTTGATGGTTTGTAAGTGTTTAATAGAGCCGTACACCGTTATAGGCTCAAAAATCTTACAAACAATGAGTAGAAGTAGAAAGAAAACTCCTGCCAGTACCATTGCGTGCTGTAAATCACAAAAGAAAGACAAACAAATGTGCAATCGTCTTTTCCGTAGTAAGTCCAAGCAATATATTCGTGTAGGTAAGGAACCCCCTTGCAGGCTTCGTGAAGTGATGAATGTTTGGAACTTTGCCGGTGACGGTAAAGTTTACTGGGGATATGATTGGCAAGGAGTTGAGAAATTGATGAGAAAGTAATTAAACATCTTCCCCTTTGCGCTTTCGTACAGAGGGGAAGATTTGCTTAGAAAAGATAATATCTGGTTTACGGAAAAGAATACAGATGGATCAAGTGTACTTTATCCTCTGACAGATTTCAAAGGATTGAATAGAATCAGTTCTCTCCAAAAAGCATACAAGTTCGGTAAATTTGGTGCAGTTCCTAACCTATAATCAGTAACCTTATGAGAAAAGTTCGAAAGAATACAGCAACTAGACAGGTCATTCAAAAAGTTAGCGAATAGTTAATTGGTTCTCAAGAAAATTCAGTATTTTTGCACTCACAATTGAATAAAAACAATTAGCAAATTACAATGCTGCAGAATAGAGTGAACATATTAGTAAACACATTATGTCGAAGCACAGTATGCTTTGAGCGTATGCCGTATGTTCATACTTTAGGCATTGAGTCATTCGGTAAATTCAAAAACACTTTCCAGCGAACGTTTTATAGACAGGTAGGAGTACATTAGGTGCAGGTATTCCTATTAAAAAGATAAATTGAAGCCGTTGAAAAGTCCTTACTAAATTTTTCAACGGCTTTGTTTTTGCCCATTGGTGACGTTCGCATTATGCGCTCTACTCCGTCATTTCCGTCCATGGGCATTGAAAACTTCAGTTTTATTAACCAGCGCAGTGATGTGCATAAAAAAAGAAGATTATGGATTACAAATTCAACGGAAGCGGGGTATTCTTTACATCTGATACCCACTTCAATCATACCAATATCATCAGGTTCTGTAGCAGGCCATTCAAGGATGTAGAACACATGAATGAAACACTTATTGCCAACTGGAACCGTGTGGTCGGTCCGGATAATATCGTATTTCATCTTGGCGACTTCTGTCTTGGTGGCTCTGCTGAATGGACAAAGATACTCAAAAGGTTGAATGGGAAAATCTATCTCATAGCCGGTAATCATGACATGAAGAACTTGAGGCAGAATTATACAAAATATTTCGAACTGATCACGATGCAGATGTACATCGAGGTGGATAAACAGAAGATTTATCTGAATCATTGCCCGTTCCTTTGCTATAGCGGCTCATACGATGATACCTGGCAGCTTTTCGGCCATGTGCATACAAGCAGGAATAACACTGGAAAAGATAAGCCTCGCCTTCAAATGCTTTTTTCTACACAATATGATGTGGGAGTTGACAATAACGACTTCACTCCGGTTTCATTCGCACGGGTAAAGGCTATCATAGAGAAACAGGTTGAACTATCAAAGAAATGAGAATACGATACATGAGTGATCTGCACCTATGCCCACTTTTCAGGTATTTGCGCCTTGTCATAAAGATTCGGTGCTGAACAGTGCCTTTGCGAGTAACTATGGAGACTTGATAAGCAACAACCGGATTGATGCCTGGATATACGGTCATTCACATACGAATATTGATGCAGAGATTGGTGGAACCAAAGTATTATCCAATCAGATGGGATATGTTTTCCAGAACGAGCATCTTATGAATGGGTTTGATTCGGGAAAGTATGAAAATAAAGAAGATTTTTTTCGGGATTGGCATTCATTCAACCCGATGGAAACACGCTGGTTTCATGTCGCTTCTTCCATATACATGGAGGGAAGGGCAATCCGGTTTACAGACCGGAAATATACCCGTTTCGTTGTTTCAAATTATTCTTCGTATGTTTCGGATAATAATGAATACTATAACGATGAATGGCGCAGGGAAACTATTACCCGTATTTTTGCCTATCTGCGCAGACTGGTGGATGCCGTTATTGCCGATGCTGATGGCTTCAATGAATATGTAGCCGGCAATCTTCCATATCAGCAACGGACAGGAAAGATAGCACGGAAGGATTTTAACAGGATAGAGCCGCGATTCAGGATTGAGTCGAAAGACAGGGAAACTTCCATAAAAGCTTTGGAAGATTCCGTGAACGGACGTTCTGTGCCTCCATTAGAGACTATGACAATACGACAATATTGCAAATATTTCCGTATAGCGCACGAAGTGTATGAGTCGTTCTACAGAAATTTGCCTGTCAGTAAATACAACCAGACTGAACAGACTTATGGCCCTAATGAATTGCATGGCGTAGCTTATTATAATCGGATGAAGTTTGCAAAAATTGATGAGCAGTACGATATTGATAGTCCGGATGATTTCATCTGGTTTGCCAAGGATCATTATGGAGAACTGGGGCTTTCCCGCCTGAATATCTTTGCATCAGATACAGAACGGTCAGGATGGGTGATTGTCGTTTCCAACAGTTATTCTGCGAATGCCGGTCTCGCCATTGAAGTTGCCACAGCTCTGTATAAGTCCGGTGTTCCATTAATAATCCACGATGCCGACAAGCTTCTGAAGATTCTTGAGGAAGAAGATTATGTCAGGTTGGTTCCTTATTCATACCATAACTATATGGGCTATCAGGAGGAAGGCTCCGTTTATGAGCTACCGGGAATACGAATGTAGTGAAGATGGCGGATCATCTCTGACTGCTGAGCAATACAAAGAGATTGTCTCGTTTGCTGAATGGCAGGAAGAGGAGAGGGTGAAGGTAGACTAATGTCATATTTCATGTGTTAACGCACATCTGGCAATCCGTTTGGTTAGTCAGTAACATGCAAATTATCGGCACTGATTCGAAATAGTGCCGATAATTTGCATAATTCTGATATTTCAAATATGACTTAATCAAATTCTAACTAACAGGCATTGTTCGATGCAATAGAATTCCCTACGATAGATGAAAGAATAAGAAATCTTTCTAATATGATGGATTGGATGAGATATCTTCCATCAGTTTCATTAGGTGGAGATCAAGAATAGTATTCAACAACGAAATAATAAGTTATAGAGTAATGGTGTAAGATTCTATTAGCATATCGAGGATAATTTCAATAAACTTGGTGTTCGTTGATAACAACTTCTAGAGTTGCTGAAATAATTAACGAGAATATTTTTCTAACATTCTAAACGGAATATCATTTGTAGTAACTTTATCTATAGATATTTTGTTTATATTTAGCTGTATATCATTATTATAACATTTGTGTGTATTCACAAATAAGAGATCCAAACAGCTTTATGAAATGATAATTGTCTATGATTTTGCCTAATTTGATAGGAATAAGTCTTCAAATTACATTGAGGGACATAAATTTGTCTCCCGTGTGCGACTTGAGGGGCAAATGGGGGACAAAAAACTGAAAAAATAATTATAACAAGAGAAAATACGAGTGAAAAAAGAAAATGGAGTAATGCTTTGAAGTGACTGATTTAACTCATTTTACGACTTTATATTTTCTCTTTTTATGATTTTGTTTTCATTTGGTTATTTGCCGATGCAGTATGTGTACATCGTTGATTATCAATAGTATAACGCTCTAAAAGGTACAACCAGCAGGTTGGCAAGTATCTGAGAATGTGTAAGTTAGTGATTTTTAGCACCATTCTCGGCTTGTACCTCCATTTTGGAAAGTAAAAGTAAGTGTAATTTCTTGAATATCAAAATGTGCGGTACAAAAACTTGTGAAAAATGGCGTTTTTTGATGAGAAAAGGTACAAAAATGGCTCTGAAAAGGAGGGGACATTATGATTATTTTGCGAAGTACTCAGTCTTTAACCAATAGGTATAAATCGGGTCTTGGAATGTACGGGGCACAGAACGAAGCGTATAAAACGATATATTGAATAAAACAACACATCGCTTTATAATACAATAGGTTACGGGGAAGGATAGAAGGAACTTCCGCAAAACGAAACGTTTACGCAGGTTTAATTTCTGTTTACGTGGAGGGCTGTTTTGGTTGCATCGGTTTGGCGATTGCTTTAAATGGGCTTACATGAAGTTTACATGGTGTGTAAGCAGGAGAGGAAGATAGCGGTTGTGGCCGCTTTTTTTATGCCTTGTTTTGGATTATATGTTTCTAAAATATTCCATATAATGATTATTTAGTATATTTGCACTATAAAATATAGTGATATGGCAAAGGTTGTACATGTGCATTTGACGCACGGAATAGACGGAACAAAGCGAAGAGATTGGTATTTTAGTAGTATTTCGGCTGTTTATACGGTTTTGACGGCGGAACAGGTGGGTGCGACCAAGAATTATTTGTTACATGCCGGTCTGTCCGGTAATGGTACAGTATGCACTAAAAGGGCTATAATCAAGCAATCTACGCTTATTTCAGGGAGTAGGAGGGGAGAGGTAGGTGAATAGATTAGAATGGCATTAGAACGAAAGAAAATCACCATTCAGCAGTTATTCTTGTGGGGGAGACTTATGGTCTCCTTTTTTTGTGCTCTCAGATGGCGATTTCTACATTTGGTGTGACACTTGGAGTGGCAATTTTGGAGGTGGGGATAGTACTGGGGTTAGAAAGTGGGGTTAGTTTTTATAAGAACTGGGGTTAGTAAACATGGTTTTGAGAGGGGGTAGTTGGAAGTATGGTAAAATATGGTTTTTTGAATGATAGGTGTAAAATATGCCTTGATACACCCACCCTAAAAACCACCACCTATAAAAAGCATACATTATTATATAACGGATTATCAGTCCTTTTCAGGCGATTATATGGGGTGGATGGAGGGGGAATACCGAGAGAGGGGAGTCTGAAGGTATAATCGGGGGTATCCTCAGGGTAACGTTTCATGTTCTCCGGATGGTAAAAGTGCGCTCTACCCTACATTTGCATCTCCAGAAGTGTACGCATCCGATGCAGGTTTCCCTTTTTCAAGATTCATTTGGCGAATTTGTTCTTTGAGACGGCCGATTTCTTCCGCTTGTTGGGTTATGGTTTGTACGAATAAGTGTGCATCTGTGGTTTCCTGCTTCTCTTTCATTGTTATGAAAGCATCCCCTGTTCCCATGATGATCCAATCAATCGAAATATTAGGGTATGAATATTTCAGACTTCTGAGTAGCTCTATTGATAATTTCTTCCGACCACTTTTTATGTCGCTTATGCCAGCTTTATTTGTGCCAAGTATGCTTGCTGCTTGTACATAATCGGTTATTTGCCCTTGAGCTTTTAATTCGTCAAGTATTTGAATGAATCTGATATTTTCCTCCATAAAATGAGTTTGGTATGAAAAATTACGCTTAAATATTTTGTAGTATGAAAATCTCATACTATATTTGCATCGAGTTAAGAAATTAACGAGCGGCCAAAGATACAGAAAAGGGTCGAGAATAACGAATTTTAGCACTTAAAGAAAATGAACGAAGAAATCAAAGAATGGCAGACACAAAGCGTGAAGCACAAAGTAGCTTACGTGTTGATGATGGACGGTATCAGTTTCAGATACACTGAAGAGACCGGGATTGTGTTTTCCGCACCTGATTTTTATGTAAAGAATCTTATTCGGCGCTTGATGAGCTGCTACGGCGTGAGTTTGAAACCGATTATAAACGAATTTAAATAAGTGAGATTATGGAAAATAAGAAAATGGATTGCTGGGATTTTGTATTCAGTTTTGTGAAGAACCATATAGACGCTTTGGTACAACAAGCTGACAAGTACACCAAAGAGATGAACGAGGACTATGAACACTTCTTTTGCTGGTATGCTGAAGAGATGTACAAAACACAACGAGAGCTTGCTTGTTACCGCGCTTTGAAAACGGTTTTATCCGTTGGCAGTCATGAGGAAGCAAAGTTGTTTATAGAAAACAAGATAAGCAGTTTGACTGACAGTCTTCTTTCCGGAAGCATTCGCAGGAACAGTACCAGTGCAGCTTCAAATCTGGCGCATACATTAGAACTGGAGATGAAGCAGTCTGTACGTGAGAAGTTTATAATGCTTCTTGAAGTTATAGAGAAAGGTGAAAGTGTTGAAGGATAACGGAAAACCGAGCGTGACAACCCGGAAGGCGTCAAGAGACGGGTGGCGGTGTGGAAAGACACACGGGAGTGTATGGTTCTTGCGCCAGGGTTCGATTCCCTGGACTCCCTCAGATATAGACACTAAAATGAGTGACTTATGAAAAGAACAATCAATTCCACGGAGAAGGGTAAAGATGTCGGTATTTCTCCGGCAGAAGAAACACCCATACCGGGCTTCCCAACTGACTATGAGCAAAGAGTCCGCGAACGGCTTTCTCGAACACCTTTTGCGTCATTAGTGAATGCTTTGAGAAGTGGAACCAGACAAGATCAGCTGTCGTGTATGCTCCAAGTCGAGCGCCGGCTTCTGCAATATCGTCAGGTAGCGTTATGTTGTCGATACACACGCAGTCAATTTCTTGAAGAGATGCAATCGCTGTCAGGGCTGTTTGGATTAGAGGTCTGCTCTTCGCTGATGAGAGAGTATCAGCGTAAGATACCAAGAAAGGCAGTGATGTCGGATTTTGAGGCATAAGTCGGTTATTTTTTTTAAACGCAACAAATATAACGAATTAGGATATTAAAATCAAGTGAGATATGAAGAAGTATATTCATGTAACAAGTGAGGATCGCCAGTTTTTGGCCAAGGCTTTCAACGTAAGCAGCGTGACGGTTTGGAAAGCCCTGCGTTTTGAACAGGATACGGATACCATCCGTAGGATCCAGAAGGCCGCCCGTGAGCGTGGTGGTATTGTAATGGCGGTGGCTCCGGTTATGGAGACACTACACGACCATGATAACGTGATACGCCAATATTTTCCGAACGGCGCATTGTTAGAGATCAGTAAAAACGACAGCACGGGTGTGGTGACTTATAAAGGGGAAGAGGTGAGACATTATGATAATGTGACATTTTCCAATATAGACAGCATCCAAAATTTTGCGGCCGCATTGAAATAAGGAGGTGTGAGTATGGAATTTTTCGATAACAAACTTTGCATATCGTTTCGTGAACTTGTTGATGGCGGAATAATGACTGTTCCGAATTACAAGTATATGGCATCCAGTGGCCGGATAAAGGTAGCACGTCGTGGTGGTGGAGCGAAAGGAAATGGAGCTTTGATTGTTATTGATAGTCTGCCTACCTCTTACAAAGAAAAAGTCGAGGAGAAATATCCTGGTGGCAATGCCGTGCTTTTGCGTGGCTGGATAATATCGAATTACGAGCTTGATCAGGCTGCCGTCGCTTTCTTTATGGATTGGGCTGCCCGGCAGTCCAGCGATAAGGCTTCTGACGAGCTTGCCAGAAAGTATGCGATAAATGCTTCAGTACTGAATACTTGTATCAAGTTGTACAATCGTAGTCGTGATTATCGAAAGTTAATGGGAGAGAAGTATGATTGGAGCATGATGGCTACTACCATTGAGACGCTGCGCGAAGAGTTCGGGCATGATCTGCCGGCGAGTACCTTGCGTTTCCGAAAGAAGGTGAACGAGTACAAGCAGTACGGTTATGAGTGCCTTATCAGTGGAAAGTTCGGTAACCAGTGCGCGAGGAAAGTGGATTACAAGACCGAGCGTCTCGTGCTGAGCATCACGGTGCTGCCGAACCAGCCTTATGGCAGTGACGTACACGAGATGTATATCTCCTTTGTGTGTGGTGAGTTGGAGGTATGGGATTTGGAAACCGGGGAAATATTCAACCATAACGATTTTACGGATAAGAACGGTGATCCGAAAGAACTGAGCGAAAGTACCATTCGCAACATCTTGAACAAGCCGGCCAACCAGGTACTCATAGAGAAAAAGCGTCGTGGGTGGTCGGAATTCTACCACGAGCAAATGCCACACATGCACCGCCACAGTGGAGAGTTCTCCTTGTCCCAGATTACGATGGATGACGTGGATCTTCCGCGTCGCATGAAGGGTGGTGAATACGTACATGCTTATTATGCCTACGATATGGTGAGCCAGTGCCGTGTGGGGCTTGCTTACGGCCGTGATAAAGACGAAGCCCTTGTGGTTGCCTGTTTCCGGGATATGTTCCGCCTGATTGAGCGTAACGGGTGGGGGATGCCTGCCGGTATCGAGGTGGAGCAGCATTTGATGAGCAAGTACAAGGAGGGCTTCCTGAAAGCCGGTGAGGTGTTCAAGTTTGTGCGCTTTTGTGCACCGTTGAACTCTCAGGACAAATATGCCGAACCGTTGAACGGCGCATTCAAGACAACTATCGCCCATAAGAACCATGAAGGGGTGGGTCGTTGGTACGGTAAAGGGGCACGGCGTGTGGATCAGAAGAAAATCAGCGACAGTGGGAACCATACCTACGAGGATCGGAAATATTATACGTTTGAGGAACTTGTGGCCGATGACCGCCGGGACTGTGCGGAGTGGAACAACACGCTGCACCCCAACCAGAAGAAATATCCGGGTATGACCCGCTGGGATGTGCTTGTGGCGAGGATCAACCCGACTCTGCGCCCGCTTGACAAACTGACCCTGAGCCGTTATATCGGCGAGAGGGTGGAAACAAGCGTAAGACGGAACAGTACGGTACGTGTGGCGTACGCTGACTGGTGGCTGAGTGGTCCGGAGGTTCTTGAGAAGTTGGAGCCTAATAACCGCAAGGTGACGGCTTTCTATTTGCCGGATGAGGAAGGCAAACCGACCGATGTGTTCCTGTATCAGAATGACCGCTATATCGACAAGGTGCGCCCGGTTGTGACTTATAGCCGTGTAATGGCGGAACAGACCGAAGAAGATAAGGCAGCTTATACGGAACAGGCAAAGATAATGAGTCACTTTGACAAATGGGTACGTGATAACGCTATCGGTCAGGTAGGTGTGGCACCGGTCCAACGTGAGGAAGAAGATGAGGAAACGGAAAGCCTTGTATTACCTACGGCACCTGTTCCTGAAGAACCCGATGAAGCTTACGAATGGCAGCCGACCAATATGGCGGCAATGGCTATTGGAGATATGTAAGAATACGATTAGAATAACATTATAACAGCGTTTGAATTATGATTACAGAAGCGCAAAAACAGAAGATTTTGGGAGCGATAGCTGCCAACCGTGCGAACTATCCGAGTGACGCGAAACATGCCGCCTCCCTTGGCATCAGCACATCGGTGTACAGTGCCATTAAGAACGGACAGACGGATAAAGCCCTTAGTGATGCCAACTGGATAAGTATAGCCCGTCGTTTGGGTGTGGGCCTCCGTGCCGATATGGAGTGGAAGGTTGCCAAGACCGCCACGTTCGAGTATATAACCGCCCAGCTGGAGTTCTCCCAGCAGTCGAGCCTGTCGGCTATCCTATGCGACATTCCAAACATCGGAAAGACTTTTACCGCAAGGTATTATGTGCAGAACCACAAGAATGCCGTGTATATCGACTGCTCGCAGGTGAAGACCAAGCTGAAGTTGGTGCGTAAGATAGCTGCGGAGTTCGGAGTGGATGCCAAAGGTAAATATAGCGATGTATACGAGGATTTGACTTATTACCTCCGTTCCATTGAGAATCCGCTTATTATTTTGGACGAGGCCGGGGATTTGCAGTATGAGGCGTTCCTTGAGCTGAAGGCTTTGTGGAATGCCACCGAACGCAGTTGTGCCTGGTATATGATGGGTGCGGATGGTTTGAAAGAAAAGATCAACCGTTCGATAGAATGTAAGAAAGTGGGCTATACCGAGATGTTGAGCCGTTATGGAGACCGTTACAGCAAGGTGACACCTGATGACGGCAAGGAGCGTGAGGCGTTTTTGAATGCCCAAGCTCGGACGGTGGCTAAAGTAAATGCCCCGGCAGGTGCGGATATAGCGCAGATTGTACGCAAGACACGTGGAGGTCTGAGGCGAGTATATACCGAGATAGAGAAACTTAAAATGGCATAGGAAATGGTTAAGATAGTTTTAGAGGACAAAGGCCAAGACCTGTTATGGCTCAAAGTAAATGAAGGTGGTCTTGTGGAGGAAGCCGGACCATTTCAAAATGAAATATGGAAAGATGCTTATGTCCCGTATTGGGGGCTTCACGTAGGGCAATTCTGCCCGATACACCATCCTCCGCATATCATCAAAGGGTTTCTGAAATATAGGATTGAATCAATAGAAAAAGAGCCATGAAACGAGCATATAGTCCGAAAGACATAGCCGCCAAGAAATGGGTGACGTTGCCGTGGGATGAGAAATGGAACAAGCCTTTCGGGTTCCCTGCGGAGAATGCCTCCTGGTTCATCAGCGGTGCCAGTGCCAGCGGAAAGAGCAGCTTTGTGATGCAGCTTGGCAAGGAACTGTGCAAATACGGCCTTGTGTTGTACTTGAGTTATGAAGAGGGCGTGAACCAGACATTCCAACGCCGTATGGAATATTTGAAGATGAACGAGGTGCAAGGTAAGTTCCGTGTGGTTGTGGACGAGACCTATGAGGAACTGATAGACCGATTGAAGAAGCCGAAATCCCCGAAGTTTATCATCGTGGATTCGTATCAGGTGTCGGAATGGGAGTATCCGGATGCGGTAGCCTTGATGAAGCGTTTTCCGAAAAAGTGCTTCATCTGGATCAGCCAGGAAAAGAAGAGCCAGCCGATGGGAGGCGGTGCGATCCGTTTGCGTTATATCTGCGACATGAAGATCCGGGTGGTCGGTTATAAGGCGTATTGTCAAGGCCGTGCCATCGGTGAGGCCGGCAGCTATTATGTGGTGTGGGAAGAAGGAATCATTCAAACGAGTAATAATTTGTGATATGGAAAAAGACAAGGTTTACATCAGCGGGGCAATAGCCCACTATAACATTGACGAGCGCAAGGGTGCGTTTGCCAATGCGGAACAGAATTTGAGAAATATGGGCTTTTCCCCGGTCAATCCTTTTAAGAACGGGCTGCCGGATGAGGCCCATTGGAGAGAGCACATGCGGGCGGATATCGCCCTACTTCTGGATTGTGAGTATATCTATATGCTGAAGGACTGGGAACTGAGTAAAGGCGCGAAGCTGGAACTTGACGTGGCGAGTTCATGCGGCATTAAAGTATTGTTTGAATAACAGTTTAAAATATAGAATTATGAATGACATTGAAAAAGCATTTCGAGGATTGGGTAGAACCAAGAAGGTGGAGTTTATCTCTGAAAAAATTGATTATGCATCGGCACATGCCGTTGCAGGGTATGTGTCAAGTTATCTTTTTGATGTGCTGAATGACCTTGGCAATGATGATTATGTGGCAACGTATCTTAAAGAAAAAGGATATGAAGTAACGAAGAAAGAAAACAATAAATGATAGGAACTATGGAAGAAAAACAGAAAGTTCAGGTCGTATTTGAGTTTGATCGTTCCGAGTATGATGCGTATCTCTTTTTGATGAACCAAAAGAAGACGGAAGAGGTAGAGCAAGTATGGAATGCCATGAGCGGTGAGCCTGTGGTTGCGGATATTGATTTGCTTGAGGAGGACAGTCAGTCTGTAAAACTTATGATGATAAGTCTGGCTATCCTTTCGGTGGAGAAAAAAGTGAAAGGATGATATGGCACAGGAAGTAACCAATTTCGCCCGGTTTTACGCTTTGTTCAACAAGCTGCCGTTCAACGGAGACCGGGAAGAGTTCAAGAAGTCCATCGTGTTGCAGTATACATGGAACCGGACAGACAGTCTTCGTGAAATGACGAGGCTTGAATATAAGACCTGTTGTGAGGGATTGGAGAAATTGGCCGGTGTGGACGAGCGTCGTCAGAAGATGCAGGAGGAACTTAAATATTGGCGCAGCGTGTGTTTGAGACTCATGCAAAAAATGGGAATCGACACTTCGGACTGGGCGCGTGTCAATGACTTCTGCCGGAATCCCCGGATTGCGGGAAAGGCGTTCAGTCAAATCTCTTCGGACGAACTGGAACAACTGGCTGTAAAGCTGCGCTCTATCCGGCGCAAGGGCGGGCTCAAGGAAAAAAAGAAAGAGGAAGTAAAACAACCGGCGGCGGTGACCTATATGCTCATAGACACCAAAGCCCCTAAAAATTGACGGATATGGATAAGAGATTTAATGAACTGCTTGAGAATGTCAAGAACCAGATACTTGACGTGTTCCCGGAAATGGACCGGGATGATCGGGAAGAGTTTTTCAACAGGCTGAACGAGTGGTCTTATGAGAAATATGAGGAAGCCCTGTTGGAAAGCGAGTTGGAAACGTCAGATTATGGTGAGGAGTATGAGAATTGATGGATTAACAACAAAAACGATTTGAATTATGGAAGAGAAGAACCAGACCGTCGTAATGACGGAAACCGAGAAGGCGGAGTTTGATGCCTTCCGTCAGGCGAAAGCCAAGAAAGTCGCGGAAGAGAAGGCGAGAGCCGACCGCGAGATGTATAAGCAGATGGTGGACGAGGAGATCGAACGCTCTATTCCGGTGTTGCTGGGTATCAGCGAGCGCATCAAGGAGAGCAAGCGGACGGTGATGGAGAATTTCAAGACCATCCTTGAAATGAAGTCCGACCTGTTCAAGACGAAAGCAAAGGACGATCAGCGCAGTCACACATTCACCAACAGCGAGGGAAGCAAGCGTATCACGTTGGGCGTGTATGTGACAGACGGTTACCGCGATACGGTGGAGGACGGAATTGCCATTGTGAAGGAGTATATCGAAAGCCTCGCCAAGGACGAAAAGACCAAGGCGCTGGTGAGCATGGTTCTCCGCCTGTTGGCACGTGATGCCAAAGGTACGTTGAAAGCCTCGCGCATCGTTCAGTTGCGCAAGGTAGCGATGGAAACCGGTGACGAGCGTTTCATGGAAGGCGTGCGCATCATCGAGGAGAGTTACCAGCCGGAGGTGAGCAAGCAGTTCATCAGAGCTGAGATAAGAGACAATAACGGGATGTGGAAGCCCATCCCGTTGGGTATGACAGAATCCTAAAAATGAAGAGTATGATACAGAATGTAGAGAAGAGCCCCAAAGTAGCCTTGTGCCGTGCTTGTCGCGGCACGGGTGTCGTACAGAGAACGACCGAACTTCCTTCCCGGATTTTCAGAAAAAAGAAAGTGAATATTACCGAGGAGGCTTGTCCCCAGTGTGGCGGCAGCGGCCGGGTGATAGTGAGCGCGAAGATGGAACTGGATATTCAACCATATAATCCAAAGAAGGAGTAAGCGATGGCAAAGCGACGCGGAGTAAGTTATGAGAAACGTGTGGAGGAGATAAACAGGATATACGACCAATATGCCAAACGCGGTGTACCGAACCGCGAGATCTGGCGGCGGTACGTATATCCTGTATATGCCGTTACCGAACGTACATTCTACAATATACTCAACGCGAGCGCGGATGCGAGCAAGAAGATAGCTGACGAGGAGACCCGCCAGCTTTTACTCTTTAATGACGATGACTATGAACAAGGACGTGCAGAAGATAATCGCCCGGATCCTGCAGGATATCCGGGTGGAGATGACAGATGAGTTCGACCGTAATTTTGAGCGTCAGGCTTTTTTCTCCGAGGCATGGCAGCGGCGTAAAAGCCCGACACGTCCCGGAGGTTCTATTTTGATAGATACCGGCCGGCTCAGGCGGAGCGTTTCCAGCCGGACCACGGAGAACAGCATCACGTTTTACACCGACCTTTCGTATGCGGCCATTCACAATGACGGCGGGGAGATAAGGGTGACAAAAAAGATGAAGCGTTACTTTTGGCATAAATACTACGAGGCGACCGGTTCTTTCGGACGCAGGAAGAATGGAGAGAAACGCAAGGACAAACGTACCGTGCAGCTGACCGGCGAGGCGGAGTTCTGGAAGTTCATGGCCTTGAAAAAGGAGGGCAGCATGATCAAGATTCCCCGAAGGCGTTTCTTGGGGGTTTCTCCCGAAGTGGAGAAGGCTGTCCGTGAAATCATAGAGGAAAATATAACGGAATATTTCAATGTTGAATTTGACATAAGACGGAAATGAGAAAGGAACTTTATAATATGCTCTGCAAGGAGCTGAAGGAGGTGGGCGGAGGCTTGATAAAACACATCGACCTGTGGAACCACAATGTGGAGTTTATCGAGCAGGAGGAGAATTGGGAACGCCCTGCCGTGTTCGTGGAGTTCTGCCCGATACGCTGGAACGCGATTGTGGACGGGGTGGAATATCGGGCCGAACCGGAAGTGAAACTGCATATCGTGACGGACTGGGCCGGTGCAGCCAACGAGGGCAGTCCGTTCAAGGAAGAGGCGTTGGAGGTGTTTGACCTGCCGGAACTGATACATGAGCGGCTCTCGTGCATGGATGGCGATACTTTCATGGCATTTGACCTTGTGGAGAGCCAGACGAACCACAACCACGAGGAGATCGTGGAAAATATCGAGGTGTATTCGTGCGTGGCCTTCAAACGGCTTCGATAAACGGCCATGTTCGGACAGTAAAGCCTCCGGCGGACAAATTACCGCCGGAGGCTTTCTATTTCAACAGGGGGCAAAGAAACGCCGTCAGGCAGCCTCTTTTTTGAACAGCATCATGTCCGTGTAGGATGAGCTGTAGTTTATGTGGGCGTTGAACTCCATCCGGGTACATCCCTCGAACGGGTTGCCGATGTTTTTGTTTTTCCCGATCCATTCGCACAGCTCCAGGATGGAGGATTTGTTTGAGGTGAAATAGACGAACGGATGCCCGGATAGCACGTTCAGCACGTCGAGGTAATCCGACATACGCCAACTCATATTGTAAGTACCCACGTCGGTGGAAAGGTACGGCGGGTCCACCAGGAACACCACGCCCGGCGTGTCTTTGTACCGGTTGAACAGCTCCTTGTAATCGCAGGAGACGATTTCCAGCCCCTCCAGATAATCCGTGCACTCCGGATAGTCCGCTTTCCGGATGTTGTTATAAAGGGCTTCCTTCCGCATCTCCGGTACGTTCAGTTTATATTTCATGGAGAACATCAAAGAGGAGGACAGGGTGATGAAGTCCACGTAACCGGTCTCGTGCTCCTCCTGGAGGATACGGCTGAAGATGCGCTCACGCAGTTCTCCGGTTATGGTCTTGTGCCGTGGAACGGAATTCCCTACCATGGCACGCAGGTCGGCGATCAGCCGGTTTGTCCTTGGGATGTTTTCCAACCGCTTGTGGTAATTGTCGAAATCGTTGTATATGACCGTGGCTTCCGGCTTGCATCGTTTGGTGATGTGTGATAACAGGCCGGAACCGCCGAAAAGGTCAACGAATACCGTGCTTTCCGGATATTGTTCCAATACTTTCATAAACTTGCGTGCGAACATGCGCTTTTGGCCCACGAATGGCAGCGGGGCTGACAGATACGTCTTTTTCATACGTTCAATTCGAATTTTACGTTAGGATTTCCGGCAAGCAGTTCTTGTGTGCGTGTGACGTTGTTCTCGTAAATATGCACGTTGCCGAGGTTGATTGTGATGGATTTCAGGGGTAGTTCTATTTGCCGGGATATAAGGTACAGGTGATAGATGTCCGCCGGTAATCCGAGGTTGGCGTCCGAGCTACGCTGGTAGGCCGTCAGGACCAGTTCGCCTTGTTCGATCTGGAACTGTACGAGGCTGAGGCATGGTGCCTGGTTGCTTTCCGTGCCGGTCGAACCGAGGAACAGCACGTAGTTCTTGCTGCTTCGTTTTTCCCGGTTGATTTTGCCAATCAGAGGTGGCAGCTTCTCGAAATAGGTAGGGTAGGAGTTCACGAGGATGGAGCCGCAGTAGTCCCACCAGTTTATCCCGGCTTCCCGGTATTTCTCAACCTGTCTTTCCCCGCTCATGAAGAGCGACAGTTCGCTTCTGAGCTTTTTCCGTGCGATATTGTGTCCCTCGAAAATATCGAGCAGTTCCGCAGGGGACAGCGTTACCGTCTCGTTCAGTAGGTAACGGCTTTCGCCTTTTCTGCCTTTTTGTGTCTTGCCGTCGGCAAGTACCTTTTTCAGGATTTGATAATACTTGTTCATGGTGTGTCGTTTTGATACCCTGCAAAGGTACCGCGCCGTTATCCCTCTTCAATGGGGAGGCTGTCCCATTACACTGCAAACGGGTTACAGTCGCTTTGCAGCCGTTTGATGAGCGTGTATACCTTTCGCTCGCAAACATTATAACGTTCGGCCAGTACTGCCACGATGTAGGAAACCTTTTCGCCTTCGTCCAACAGCCTGTTGTAGTCATTGTATAGTTCGATATACTGTACGTCTTCCATCCGGATTCCCACTTTCCGGCATGTTTTCAGCATTCCTTTATTCAATTTCAGTATCTCAATTACTTTCATATTCAACAAAAATTAGTACTTTTGCACTGTCTCACTTATTAAACAACAACGAAAACACCCAAATGGGGTGGCATGAGGGCATTGCCCCCGGCCGCGCTCCATTTGGGTGCGTTGTGTTTAATAGTAAGTGAGACGACTGTTTTAACAGGCCGGGGGCTTTTTTTACAGCCTTACCCCCGAAGGCTTTTTTTAATCTACCGCATATAGCGACAAATCAAATACATCTTTCTTTTTCCATCCGTCGGCCAGCGTGTTTTGGATATGCTGCATGGCTTTCGTATAGAAGTCTGTCAGGTCTTCCAGTGTAGCAAACTCGCGATAGACCGGTTCGGTGTCCGTCCCGAATTTGAACACGACCGGAAGAGTCGCCCCTGCTGTTTGCACGGCAAGGTCGTAGGCTGCCTTGTAGTTGAACTGGTTCTCGCTTGACAACCATACCGGGACATTCTCGTAGGTGAAACCTGATAGGATATCCTTGTCGGTTTCCCGGTTGTGCCATGTTATGACCGTGGAGCGTATCTCGTCTTCGGTGGGTCGATGGTCGAACTCCTCTTCCATGTAGGTGGCCGATCCGTTCTCTCCCGGCTGCACGTCCCATCGGACACGCCATTTGTTTTTAATGGGGTTTATGCATTCAAGCAACCGTACCCCGATGTTTCCTTCCACTTTTTTCATCAGCTGAATACATACTTGGTTCTACCTTTGCCGAAAGTTTCCGTCCGAATGATGGTCTCAAACGGAAATCCGTCCGGCATTTCACTCACTTGCGCGAGGATGTTCTTCATCTCTTCCGAGTTGGTGAAGAACTTCTTGGCCTCGCCATTCATCTCGATGGCTACGATACAGCGGTCCTCGCCTTGTTCGGTGCGGATGCCGGTCTCGAAGTCCTTCACGATGATGGGTAAGTTCACTAATTCCCGGATGCTTACCACGGAGCCGGGAAAACGTTTCTTGCCGTCTTCCGGCTTGTAGGAAACGTTCAAGTCTTTAAATGATCTCATTTTTTTGCCTGTTAATTTATTAAACAACATATTGCAGTCGGCGTGCTTGGCCATCCCATAGAAGGAAGCGACCAGTTCACGCCTTCTTTTCCTCGATTTGACCTCGTGCATTTTTCGGGCGAACTTCTGTTTGATGCGCTTGCGTAGGCGCACATGGTCGGGGTATATGACATATCCCAAGAAGTCTATGCCCTCGTCCACCGGGAATACACGTTCATTAGGCTTTACGGTAAGCCCGATTTGTGTGACCTGGAAGTGGACGGCATCACGAATCTTCCACAATTCTGATTTCGCGTCACCGAGTACCACGCCGTCATCGCAATAGCGGTAGAAATGGCGGACGCCGTACTTGTCCTTTAAATAATGGTCTAAAAAAACAGACAGGAGCAGGTTGCCCAACCCTTGCGACGACCTCAGCCCGATGCTGATTCCTTGCGGCATGAGCCTTACGAAGTTGTCAAGCATGGCGATGAGTTTCTTGTCCTTGAATACCCTCCGGACACAATACATTACGAAATCCTGCCCCACGCTCTCATAGAACTTGGAGATGTCGAATTTGTAGCAGTAGCGTGTTCCTTCCGGGTCTTCTTTCATGTCGCGGCGTATGTACTCCATGAGGTCGTGCATGCCGCGGTTCTTGATGCTGGCTGAGGTGGTACGGATGAACCGTTTCTTCAGGTGCCTGTCCACTACGGCCATGATTGCGTGGACGGCGATGCGGTCCTTCATGGTGAGTATCTGGATACGTCGCATTTTTCCACCCTCCACGATTTCCCTCTCCCGGTAATCCTTGACGGTGAATGTACCCGTCTTGATTTTTCCGGTAAGTTCCTGAAGCACCTCTTCCCTGTGCGCAAGCAGGTAACGTCCCTGGCGGCTTTTTTTTCGTTTGGAGCCACGGAGGACCTGGTTGAACGATTCCGCCATATTGGAATAATCGGCAATCTCTTCCACTATATATCCTTGCCTGTGCATTATAGCATCGTTTTTTTTGATTGTTTTACAAACGGAAGATAAGGGCCTTCCTTTCCCCGGGTCTGACTTCTTCGAGCTGACTTGAGCCTACCAAACTCCACCCGACGCGTGATTTTTCAGCTTTCCGCACCTGTGCGCTTTTGCTGTGGCTTGCTTCCCTCGGCACCACGGTAGGGGACACGTCCCCGGTGTTGTACGCCGATTGTTAGATTTCCAGACGGGAGCCGACATTCGTGTTCGAGTTCGATGCATCGTTATTCGCATTCGCATTCGACACGCCGCCATTCGCATTCGCATTGTTGTACCCGCGATAGACCACACGGACTATCAGGAAGCTCCACCGGGGTGCAAAGGTACGGATAAAAGCCAGTCCCCTTGTTAGATAACGAGGAAAATCAATGCGGCGATTGCTCCTCCGGTCACGGTGAGTGTCCAGTCCGTCCAGTCCCAACGACCGCCCCGGAGCTTGTCTTTGAGCTCCAGCGAGGAGGCTGCGATGGCGGCTGCGTATAAGGCCGCGTACGGTGTCAGGGCTGGCAGCCCCACGATAAAACCGCCTACCAGGTGTTTGTAGCGGTTACTTTGTTTCAAAAATGAAAGAATCTTGTTCATAAGCAATTGGATTAAAAAATGTTTTGTATATTTGCAAACACAGAAGCATTGAGGGAATGACGAGCAGGCGTTTTAGTCCAAAGTGTCGCCCTTGGTGCTTTTGTTTTTTTTATTCTACTATTATATCATTTACTGAGTATAAAAAGTATTTTATGCGAATATAACCGTTATCCCTTCTTGTTACTTCTTTGGCAACATTAAGCCTTACCCATTTTCCATTGATTTTAACTTTGAAGTAGAAGAAGTGTTCCACATTGTCCGTCCTTGGGTGAGTCAATGCGGAATCATCCACATATTCGGCACGTTCAAGGTGTGAATCCAGGTTCTTCAAGTCCTCCTTGGAAACGATGCGTGTCCGTCCGAATGTGTCGGAGAACAAGTGCTTGTTGCCCTCTTTGGTAAAGCCGATATTCAAGTCCTTGCCATTTATGTTCTTTTCCACTTTCTTTTGAAGTAGAGGCTCCATTTCATGCAGATAATGGATACGTTCGATAGCTCGTGCGGACTTTTCCCGGTCTCCGGCGCATTTTTGCAGTATTTTGCAGGCGGCGCACAGCTCGTTGTCCGGAACGAAGGCCAGTTTAAGTTTCCCTTTGGCCATATCACAATCCCTGCACCTTTTGATGGTGTATGGGTTGTAATCCGGCATGGTCTTCTGTTCTTTTCCCGGGTTGAACCGGAAGATGCCTTTGGTGTCCCTTTGAAGGGCTGACTCGCCCAATGCCATTGCCTCATCGTAGGGCGTTTCCGGATATTTGGATTTTCGTACCTGGACTACGGTGCACCTGCAGTTCCATCCATTTGGCGGGAAATACTCTTCCCAAAAGGGGTCTGCCATAGGTCGTGTTACCCCATGCAGTTCGGCATGTTCCGGGCGAACCTTGCCATCCCCGGCCGTCCGGTACTGGAGGTTGTAGCGGTCCCCGTCTTCTGCGAACCGTTCCCACTTGGCGGCCATAGTCGCCGAAGCCTGCACAAAGTTGTACTCTGCCCGGAGGTAGCCCCGATTATAGGTTTCGTCTATCTTCCGGACATCGTTCAAAAAGCGTTCGAACGTTTTTCGATTGCCGTTCTCATCCAGCAGGGAGGGGAAGGCTTCGTTCAGTTCATGGAACGTCTTTAGGCCTGAGAATATATAATCCGACCTCTGCAGGCGCCCTCGCATGGCCTCGGACATCTCCACCTGCCGGAATGAAGAGTCCAGGACGGAGGCGTGCGTCTCTATAAAGTCCTGCGCCTCTTCTGAAGCCAGTATGTTGATTTCAAGGTTTGCCCCCTGCTCCCGGAACAGGGCTTTCATCATGCGGTCGAACATCTCTGTAAGCTTGTCACGCATCAATTTTGCCTCGTCCTCTTTTGAGAGTTGGAGGGTATGATTGCCAAGCAATGAACTGTAGCGTAGATGCAGCCCCGAATAATCCTCGGGGCTCAGTCGAAAAAACGGGATAGCGTTCCAGCCTGTTTGTCGTCTTTCTTCTTT